ACAGCAGTTAATGCAAGAGTTAAACTTACTTGTGTTACTGATGATGGAACTAATTCCACATGGAAAGCTGAAGCATTAGGCACACCAATACCAACTATTGGTTAATAACATTTATGAGCTCCTTCGGGAGCTCATTTTTAGGAGTAAATTATGAGTGATTGGATTGGAAGTGCAAAAGCTAAAAGATTAGCAGCTTCGGGAGTAATATTTGCTGGTCCGTGTAGAATACTGTCAATTTATTTTGTTAGTGATACCACGGCAGGAAGTATTGAGATCTTAGATAATGGAGCCAGTGGAACCTCATTGGCAACTTTTGATACACCTATAGGTTCTGGAACTGCAGGTAATCCTGCATATTATCAAATTGATATGCCGGGACAAGGTCTTCATTGCCCGACTAGTGGATATGCAACTTTAACAAACGTTGATAAAGTAACTATTTTATACGGTTAAAAGTTTATGGCTTATTCAGGCACTAGAACTTTTAATCTTCAAATTGAAGAGATCATCGAGGAGGCATTCGAGAGATGCGGACTTGAGGTTCTTGGCGGTTATGACTTAAAGACTGCCAGGAGATCCTTGAATCTTATGTTTTCAGAATGGGCTAATCGGGGTCTTAATCTATGGACAATTGACTATGACTATCTCGCTATGGTCGCAGGGCAGAATCGTTATGCCCTTGACCAAAAGGTAGTGGACGTAGTTGATGCTGTTATTACCACAACTGCAGATGGGTCTACCACACTTCAAGGAGATGCGGATACAACAGATGTGGCTGTTACTAAAATTTCCAGAACAGAATACATGAATTTAAGCAGAAAGACCCAGAAGGCTGCGGGAGATGCAAGGCCTACTCAATATACAGTTATAAATGGGGCGGTAACAGGAACAACTCCAACTGCAACTTTTGGTAGACCTGAGAATGATATTTCTTTATGGGTTTATCCATGTCCGGATAAAGCATATAACCTTAAATTTTTCTATGTGAACAGAATTCAAGATGCCGGAGATTATAACAACAATGCAGATGTTCCATACTATTTTCTTCCTTGTTTAGTTTCAGGATTAGCTTATTATATATCTATGAAGAGATCACCAGTATTGACTGCTAATTTAAAAACTGTATATGATGAAGAATTTCAGCGCACAGCTGATGCTAACCGAGAACGAGTCTCGTTTAGAATTAAACCGGCGCAAGCCTATATACCGTAGGAGGAACTATGACTGAATGTAAAAAATGTGGTCATGGATGCCATTGTAGCGATAGTGGTGCTTGTTGTGGTGGTCAATGTGAGTGCAATGATTGCCAATGTCAAAAGGAGGAATCATGAGAAATGATTATGGAATAAGACATCAACACGAGAAAGGATCCTTTAAACAGAAAGCAAAAGGCTCTGGTGGAGGAAAAAGGTTGATGGGCGGAAAACAAGGCAAAGGAGATATTCCTAACAAAGAGAAGTTAGATAATATGACCATTAATAAGAAAGGTCAACCTTTGACTAAACACGTAAAAATGTAGGAGGAAACATGAGCAAAGATTGGTTAAAAGGCCGAGGACAAATTTCTATACCTAAACCTGCTAAAGCTGGAGTTAACAGTGATAAAGGAACTGTAAAAGGCGGAGCAGGTCAACCATTAAAAATGGCTGGTAAAGGTCCCGTAAAAGGCACTATGCAAAATATGGGAGCTGCCAAGAAAGGTGGCAAATATACTTGGACTGGTACAAATAATACTAAATGGTAGGATAAATGGCACACGCTAGTGGAAAATTTGCTCTGGCTATTTCTGATAGAAGCGGATTACAATTCCCTTATACAGAAATGGTTCAAGAATGGACAGGTGCATGGGTGCATACAAGTGAGTATGAACCTAAGGCTCCTCAATTAATGCCGCATGAGCATTCTCCGGATCCACAATCTTTATTACATCCTAGACCGGCTAGAGTTGCACCGGATACAACTAGACTTTTACCCGTAGATCCTTTTTATTTTACTAATGGGAGTACTACAGTTAAGGTCCATGCTCCTAGTCATGGGTTTACTACATCAGATACAATTATGTTTTGGAGTGCAACGAACAGTGGAACAGAGGGAACTACAACACAATTTCAAGGAATGGGTGTACAAGGAACTAATAAGTTTGGAGTTGCCCCTTCAGAATTGGAATCAGCTTCTGGCTACACACCAACACCTGATACCTCTAACGTTACCCCTAATGGGCCGGATCTTAAATCCAATTTTTTTACTATAACAATTAGTTCTACACCTACCGCAACTGGTTATGGTGGTGGAGGACTAGTATTTGTAGGGCCAACAACGGTGAGCGCATGACAACTTATACTGAATTAGTTACACAAATAAGGGATTATACTGAGACTGACAGTAACGTTTTAACGTCTACAATAATCAATGACTTTATAGAACATACTGAGAACAGAATTCTTCGTGATTTGGATATACCAATATTCACTTCACATCAATATTCAAACTTTACCGCTTCATCAGGATTTTTAACATTACCCGGAGGAGCAACTCTTACTCCCACGGAATTTTCAGTCATCAACAGCGTTCAAATTTACACTGCTGTCGGAGCTGCTAGAACATATTTAGAACGAAAAGATGTAAGTTACATGAACGAGTATTGGCCTAATAGGGCAACCGAAGGAACACCAAAATATTATTCACAATGGGACTATAATACTATATATGTAGTACCGACTCCGGATGCGGCATACTTTAGTGAAGTTAGTTTATCTAAATTACCAAATAGATTGACTTCAAGTAATGCTAATACCTGGATAGGAGACAACGCACCAGCATTAATTCTTTATGGATGCCTTGTTGAAGCCTTCAAATTCTTGAAGGGCCCAGCAGAAATGCTGCAAATTTACACTCAATCGTATGAGACCGCTTTACAAGAGGTAGCTGCGCAACAAATGGGCCGTGGAAAACGGGACCAATATATGAGTGGGGTCATTAGAGTGCCTCGCCCATCAATTCAACCTGGGTTGGGGTCAATTAAGTTACCAACTCAACAAGGAGGACGATAAAATGGCATTTACAGGATCTGCTGTCTGTAACAGCTTCAAGACGGAAGTTTTAACAGCTGTTCACAATTTCAGTTCATCAGGTGGAAACGCTTTTAAGATTGCATTATATACCAATACTGCAACCTTGACTAAATCTAGCACTGTCTATACTACTTCAGGTGAAGTAGCATCAGGTGGAGGATATACTACTGCAGGAAACTCTTTAACGAATGTTACACCAGCATTAAGTACCGACACAGCATGTTGTGATTTTAGTGATACCAGTTGGACATCTGCAACAATTACAGCTCGTGGCGCACTTATTTATAATAGTGATGCTACACCGGACAACGAACAAGCTGTAGCTGTATTGGATTTTGGAGGAGATAAGACTTGCACAAGTGGAACTTTTACAATTCAGTTTCCAACACCTGACGCATCAGACGCTATTCTAAGACTAGCATAGGAGTACTATGGCTTTAGTCTTAAATGATCGCGTCAAGGAGACGTCAACAACCACAGGTACAGGCACTATTGATTTAGATGGTGCAGTTACAGGATTTGAAGGTTTTGTAGCAGGGATAGCAACTACCAATACTACCTACTATTGTATAGCACATACAACAGCAGATGAGTGGGAAGTAGGATTAGGAACTGTCACTGATGCAGGAACCGATACTTTATCCCGTGATACTGTAATATCCAGTTCTAATAGTGATGGAAAAGTAGTCTTTACTGCCGGAACCAAGGACGTATTCTGTACGGAACCGGCGAGCAAGACTATGGAAATGCTCATGACTGGAGTGGGAGATGTTATTTATTCTTCGGCGGCAAATACTCCGGCAAGGTTGGCGGCAGGAAGTGATACTCAAGTCTTGACACTGGCTTCAGGAGTTCCTTCGTGGGCCACTCCAACTACTGGAGATATTACAGGCGTTACGGCAGGAACAGGATTAACAGGTGGTGGAACCTCAGGAACAGTTACATTGACTATTGACACTACGGGAGTTAGTGCAGGGTCATACACCAACACGGATTTAACAGTTGATGCACAAGGGCAGATAACTGCGGCTTCATCAGGGAGTTCAGGCGTTACAGCTGGCTTTAGTATTGCAATGTCGATTGCGTTATAGTATAAGGAGAACAGATGGCACAGGATTTTAAGAGATATTTTGAAAGAGCAGTAGGAGCAACACCTGTCGATATACCTAATGGATCTGATTTTGACACCAATGATACCATCATTGGAATTTCAGTGGCAAACATTCTAGGATCAACAATCAATGTGGATGTATATATAACCAATGGCGGAAATAACTATTACTTGGTTAAAACGGCGCCCATCCCCAGCGGAGGCGCACTCCAGTTATTGGATGGCGGCGCCAAGATGAATGTTCAATCAGGCGATCGCATGTATGTTGTTTCGGACACGGCTTCTTCAGCGGATGTCTGGGTATCAACAGTAGATGCGATAAGCGCATAGGGGGGTAATTTGGGCTACGTAGGCAACAAACCGGCGCTGAATTACACAACCTTCGCGGTTCAGCATTTCACGACTAGCGCGACTACAGGCTATACGCTTGACAACGCTGTCACGAACGAGAACGGCATAGCCCTTTTCATCAACAACGTACGGCAACAACCAGGATCAAGTTACGCCTACACGGCGTCGGGAACAACTCTCACACTAAGCGCAGCGACAACTACAAGCGATACGATGTACTGCGTCTTTATTGGAAAGGCGGTTCAGACCGTCAATCCACCAGCAGGATCCGTGGCCGCTTCACAGCTCGCAACGGACGCGGTAACGACGGTTAAAATACTGGATACGGCTGTAACGGGAGCCAAGCTCAATGATGACGCAATAAGCGGTCAAGGGGCGCTCGGTGCCGAGCCAGCCGACACTGATGAATTTTTAGTGAGCGACGCAGGGGTGCTCAAAAGAGTGGATTACTCCTATATAAAAGGAATTACACAAACAAGTTTTCTGCCCAACGCACAGCCATTAGTAATCAATGGAGATATGGCTGTGGCACAGAGGGGAACTTCATCAACAGGTATAACTGGTACTGGATATAATACAGTTGACAGATTTGGTGTGAGTATAACCACTGCTGGAACTTGGACACAAACACAGGAAGCTTTGACAAGCGGTAACGCTTTTGCGGATGGATTCAGCACGGCACTCAAAATGGATTGCACGACTGCGGATGCTTCTTTAGCTGCTGGTGACTTTTGTCTTGTGCGTTATATGTTTGAAGGACAAGATTTGCAACTTTTAAAGAAAGGCACAGCCAATGCTGAAACAATGACTGTGGCGTTTTGGGTCAAGGCAACAAAGACTGGAACAAATATAGTAGCACTATATGATGCTGACAATACTAGGGTCTGTTGTGGATCATACACGATTTCAGTAACGAATACTTGGGAATTTAAGGTGGTTAATATTGCAGCGGACACGAGTGGAGTATTAGATAATGACAATGCCAAGTCTATATATTTAGATTTTGGAATGGCGGCAGGAACAAATTATACTTCTGGAACGTTGCCAACAGCTTGGGAAAGTTGGGTTGCGGCAGATTGGTTCGTTGGTCAAGTCAATCACGCTGACAGTACTTCCAATAATTTTCACATTACAGGTGTTCAACTGGAAGTAGGAACCTACACATCTGCCGACTTACCACCTTTCAGGCACGAAAGTTTTGGAGATAATTTATTAAGATGTCAGAGGTACTTTTATATGGTTGCTGATGGAAGATTAGGCTCAGGTGGTACAAATAATAGTGCGGGATTTGTAGCTATGGGATATTGTCACGTAGGTAATTCTAATTATTTTGCTGGTGGAGGAACTCCTTGTGCGATGAGAACTGCTCCCAGTATGACAACACTTGCTGGTACGGGTTATTATAATGCGTACAGAGAGAATGGTGCGGATGCATTTGATTCTATCGTCATATATTCTATGTATCAACCACAAGCTAATTTTAGAATAAATGGCACTGGAAATGTTTCGGCAACTCAGGGAACTGGTTGTCAGATATTGTTAAATTCAGCTTCAACCTATGTAGCACTGAATGCGGAGTTATAAATGGATAATGTAAAAAAAGTTAAAAAACTGGTTGATTTTCAGGGAAAGCATTATGGTTATAAAATTGTACATAATGATGTTATTCAAGATGATGGAACGACAAGTAATCTGGTTACATCTTGTCCTATGGATGAGGAAAACACGGACTACCAAAACATTCTTAAATGGGTAGCAGAAGGCAACACGATTGAGGAGGCTGACTAATGCCACTTAGCAAGATAACAAATTTATCTTTGGGAACTGGATCAGTAGATCTAGCAACTTCTGATGTTACTGGTAACCTTCCCGTAGCTAACCTTAATTCAGGAACGTCTGCTTCCAGCAGCACATTCTGGCGAGGAGACGCTACCTGGGTTACACCTTCAGCAGGAACAGCTTTAACTGGCTCTACTAATAATACAGTTACTACTGTTACAGGAGCAGATGCAATTCAAGGAGAAGCTAATCTTAATTTTAATGGTACAAATCTTATGGTTGGTACTGATGCAACAACAGGCACAGCAAGTGGTCTTAATGATTTGATTGTTGGTAGTTCTTCTTCTGGGCCACACGGCATTTCAATACTAACTTCAGGCACTCAAGAGAGTTATCTTGCCTTTGCTGATGGCACTACTTCTCCAAATCCAGCTTTTATAACTTACAACCACACCACGGAGACATATAGAATTTGGGGTAATGGTGCTGAAAGAATACGTATTCATAGTGATGGTGATGTGTCCATTGGTACAGCAACAGCGGAAGCAAGGCTGACTGCTCAAGATACTGCCGACCAGATATGTTTACACGCAAATAATACCAATACATCATACGCATCCATAGTAGCTCAAATCGCTTGCAGTAGGGATACTGCCGATGGAACTTATACTCTGTACCGAGCAAGGAATGGCGGTGGAACAGTAATGGATTGTTTAGATAGTGGTAATATAAGAAACAGTAATAATTCTTACGGTTCATTGTCAGACGAAAGAATTAAACAAAACATTGAAGATGCTTCTTCTCAGTGGGAAGATATTAAAGCACTAAAGGTAAGAAAATTTAAACTTAAAAGAGCTGTTAACAAAGACGGAGTTGATGATACTCCATATCACTTGGGTGTTGTTGCACAAGAAGTGGAAGATGCTGGTATGTCAAAGTTAATTGAAGAAAGCAAACCAGACAAAGAAGATGTAGCTTTAAGTTCTGATTTTGGAACTATTGATGATGATGGTAATTTTACAGAAGGTCAAAAAGTTAAAGCGGTAAAATATTCTGTTCTTTATATGAAAGCAATCAAGGCACTTCAAGAAAGTATGGAAAGAATTGAACAATTAGAAACTAAAGTAACGGCATTGGAGAATAAATAATGCCATACATAGGAAGGGACCTGGACATAGGAAGCAGGAAGATCCTCGCGGTGAGCGGATCAACCCCTGCGACGTCCTATACACTGCAGTACGATTCAGTGAACTACTCGCCTTCGGCGGCGCAGAACCTGATCGTGAGCATTTCAGGCGTGATCCAGTCCCCAGGGGTGGCGTACACCGTCTCGGGAGCGACACTGGATTTCGGCGGAGTTTCCGTCGCAAGCGGCGACATTGATTTCATCGTGGCGATGGGGGAAAATGTTGATGTTGGAACACCTTCCGATGGAACCGTAACTGTGGACAAACTGTCCGCAACATATTATAGTGAGAATCCGGTAACTTACAGCACCCTCACCATGAACGCCAGCAAGAATGGCTTGATTGCGGGACCCGTAAGCTTTACGGGAACGGTAACAATTCCTTCGGGATCAACATTGGTAATAGTATGAGTTTATTGAACGTAAACGCGATAGAACCCAGCACGGGGACCGATATTACGCTGGGGGCGTCAGGTGACACTACGACAGTGCCTTCAGGGGCAACGATTGTTAATAGTGGAACGGCAACGGGATTTGCTGTGGTAATGGATTCTGTGCAAGTTTTTACTGCTGATGGAACTTGGACTAAACCTGCTGGAGTTACAAAAGTT